GTCTCAAGCCCCCGGTGAAGTCTAAGGCGACCGTAACAGCCGTAGAAGAAGCCAATATTAATATACAAGGAGACGAATAATGGCCATATTAACAGGTAATAACGGCGTCGTAAAATTAGACGCAAGCGTGGGCGGTTCAGTAGCAACTATTGCCGCAGTCCGCAACTTTTCAATTGAACTCACTCGTGATACAGTTGAAACAACCACAATGGGTGTGGATGTAAGAACATATCTAAATGGTCTAAGTTCTTGGAGTGGTAGTGCTGATATCTATTTTGATCCAGCAGCCTCTACAGGCACTATTGCCACTCACGCTGTTCTAAACCCAACATCAGGCACAGTGGGTCAGTCAACACTAACCGTGGAATTATATCTTGCTGACACAGCAGGCAAGTTCTCAGGTGAAGTTATAATCACTGGCTTTACAGTAAACAGTTCAATGGACGGTATGGTAGAAGCATCTATCTCATTCCAAGGTTCTGGTGCTTGCACATTCACAGCCTAATTAGGAGATAGACATGGCTACTTTAACAGGTAATAACGGTGCAGTGACAATTGGTTCAACTGCCATTGCTGCCGTGCGTAATTTCTCAGTTGAGATGACTGCAGACACTATTGAAACATCAACAATGGGCACAGATGTAAGAACATACATCACTGGCCTGAGTCAATTCTCAGGTTCAGCAGACATTTACTTTGATCCCAGTGAGTTTGATGGTGCAGAAAGCACTTTCAATCCCACAGCAGGTCTAGTAGGTGCCAGCGGTGTTGCAGTTAAACTTTACATTCAAGAAAACTATTCATCTACATCAGACTACGCATTCACAGGTAATGTGATCGTAACTGGTTATACAGTGAATTCATCATTTGATGGTATGGTTGAAGCCAGTATCAGTTTCCAAGGAACTGGTGCTACTGTATTCTCAACAACAGCAGTATAATGCGAGTAACCTTCACTGGCTCTAGCAGTATAATTGGCGACTTGAAAAGAGAGTTGACCCAGATGGTAAAAGATTTGGGTCAAACTACTCTTGAAGAAGCCAAGAGCAAGACACCAGTGAAGTCAGGTAATGCCCGTTCAAAATGGACCAAGACACAGAGCAAGGACACATTTGAAGTGGCAAACAGGGTTCCTTATATTGAAAGACTAGAGGCTGGAGCGAGCCGTCAGGCGCCAAAAGGTATCATAGGACCAACTCTAACAGCAATTAAAGGAAAAACAAAATGAACAAAGTATTAGATAAAGCAACGGCACACTTCCGTAATCAAATTTCAGGTGCAATGCAGATGATTGATGTTCCCGAGTGGGAAACAAAGATCTATTACAAGTCAGCAGTCAGTCTCAAAGAAGAAGGCAAGATTCTAGAATTAAGCCAACAGGGCAAGACAGTAGAAGCACTGGTAGAAAGTCTTATTGTTCGTGCTCGTAATGAAGACGGCACCAAGATGTTCAACTTTGCAGACAAAGCCGCATTGTTAAATGAAGTGGATCCCAAAGTTCTTATCAAGGTAGTTGGTGAAATGAACAAATTGGTAGAAGAAGAACTAGGTGGAGACGCAGTCGCAAAAAACTAAAGGCGGACCCAGATTTGATGTTTGCCTATAGATTGGCAAAGGATTTGGGCCGCACATTGGAAGAGATTCTCAGTATTTCAACTTATGAATTTGCTGGTTGGGCACAGTTCTACAAGATGGAAGCAGAGGAAATGAAGAAGCAGGCGAATAAAAGGAGCAGATAGTGGCTGTTATTAGAATTGATGGTGATGCCAGTGGTGCATTACGCAGTATATCGCAGATTGAACAGGCTCTTGGTGGCATTCAAAAGTCTGTGGCAGCAGCCTCTAGAAGCCTAGGTGGCTTGCAAAGTGCTCTAGCAAGTATCGCTGGCATTGCCGCGGGTGGTAGCCTAATGACATTCGTAGATGAACTGCAGAATATGCAGAACAAACTGCGTATTGCCACAGGCAGTCAAGAAGAGTTTAACAAGTCAATGGGCTATGTCAAAGCCATTGCTGACAAGACTGGACAGAGTCTTGCTTCTACTGGTGATTTGTATGCTTCAGTGGCTCGTAATGCCAAAACACTAGGCTACAATCAGGATCAGGTAGTAACAGTTACTAATGCAATGGCCACGGCTCTGAAAGCCAGTGGTGCCAGTGCTCAAGGTTCAGCCTCTGTAATGTATCAGTTCAGCCAAATACTGGCCAAGGGCAAGGTTAATGGTGATGAATTCACAACCATAATGGAAAACTTAGGCGGTCCTGTTATGGACCTTGTGGCCAAGAACATGGGTCTGACCACTGGTGAGTTGCTCAAGTTCAAAGAGAAAGGTTTGATTGGTGCCAAAGACTTCACAGATGCACTGATTAGATCTATGAGTGAACTAGATGGTATGGCTGGCAAGAGTTCACAGACCATTGGACAAAGCATTCAGCGTATTCAAAACGCATTTGGCACAGCAGTTCTAGCCATTGACAATGCTTCAGGCATTGGACAGACCTTTGCAGACATTGCACAGAAGATTTCAGACAACGGTGAAAACCTAATACCAATCATCAAGTTAATTGGTGTTGTTATGGCAGGATTGGCTCTTTATTTTGCTCCTGTGGTTTCATTGTTTGTGGCAGGTGCTGCCGCTGCCTTATATTTTGCTGATGTGCTAGGACCTATACTAAAGCCTGTGGTAGACTTAGTCACAGGTGCTCTTAGTTCATTAGGTCGACAATTGGTTGGTGTTGGTGCAGGCATGATGGCCTTGATCCGTGGTGAAAATCCATTTACTGCCTACAACAAGGCCTTAGATGAATTTGACAACAAGGCCAAAACAATTCCCAAAGCCACTGAAGGCGCCAAGAGTCTAGACAAGGCATTACAAGGTGCCAAGACCACAACCACTGCCACTGCTGGTGCATTATCAGGCATTGGTCTCAAGTATCAAGAAATACTCAAGGATCTAAAAGCAGAAGCAGGTCTACAGGCAATGACCAGCAAAGAACTAGACATTCAGAAACAATTACTCACTGTCAACAAGCAGTTGGAGTATGGTCTCACACAAGAACAGAAAACACAACTAACTGTTCTTTATGAAAGAATACAGGCAACCAAAGATCAAATCTCTACCAATGAGATGCTGAACAAATTGCAAAGCGATACTACCACTGCAAGAATACAGGATCTAGGTGTTCAACAGGTCACAAGCCAATTAGAAAATTATAGATTGAGTGTGGGCAAACAGACTTATGAAGCCAACAAGGGTCGTGTGGCCCTGGCTATACAAGAAAGCATACAGGTCAAAGCACTCAACGATTACAGCCAACAATTGAAATCAAGTCAACTTGAAATCAACACACTGGACATCAAAGATCTAGATGTTCGTGAACAGACTCTGGCAGTAGAAAAAGAAAGATTGAAATTTGGCAGTCTATTCACAGCCGAAATGGAAAAAGCCGTTCGTGCCAATGTGCAAAACAATCAGGCACTAAAAGAAGCAGTGGCACTTGAAAAGCAAAGAGCATTGGCCGCCGGTGAAGCACTACCACAGACCAAAGCAGAACAAATCAGCACAGCCACTTCTGCAATGAGTCGTCTAGATCCAAGTCTACAGGCACAGCAAGACTACCTAACTGAAAAAGCCGCATTGGAAAATTCAGAAGTGATGTCAGCGGATCAAAAGAATCAAGTGTTGCAGAAGTTGGAATATGAACACCAACAGAAGATGAACGGCATTCGTTTATCAGCATTTGAAACACAATTGAAGATGGCTGGTGTCACTGATGCTACTATTCTTAGTGTGGCCAAGACCACAATGGAACAGAGCCAAATGGTTGTGCAAGGTGGTATTGTTGGAATCCAAGGCGGATTATCCATGTTGAGTGGCTTTCTAGAGCAAGCAGGCAAGAACAACAAGAAAGCCTTTGAAGCACAGAAAGCAGTGGCTATCGCACAGACTATCATATCCACATACCAAGCGGCCACACAGGCATTTGCCGCTATGAGTGCAATACCATTCATTGGACCAGCACTGGGCTTTGCCGCAGCCGCTACAATCGTTGCCGCTGGTATGGCCAATGTGGCAGCAATCAAGAATCAGCAGTATAGCGGACGCCAGTTGGGTGGACCTGTTATGGGTGGCACACCCTATATGGTTGGTGAGAATGGTCCAGAACTATTCACACCCAACACCACAGGAAGCATAACACGCAACCAGGATCTAGGCGCTAGTGCTCCAACTAATATAAATTTTACTATTATTGCCAATGACACACAGGGCTTTGATCAATTGTTATCAAGCCGTAAAGGTGTCATACAACAGATTATCTCTGACGCTATGTTAGAGCGAGGACAAAGGAGCATTGTATAATGGCTGACATCACAGGTAGTCAATACCCAACATACCCAAGTTTTACCAGTATAAACTTTAAAACTGTGACTCCTGCACAGACATCAACCAGTCTCAGTGGCAAGATGCGTCGCATTGGATTGGGTGTAAGTTATTATACCTGGGAAGTAAAATATCCACAGATGGAAGCCATAGACGCAGGCACGGTTACAGGATTTCTAGGACAGGCACTGGGTCAGACATTTAGTTTTGAAATCATACTGCCTAAACTAAGTTATTCAAAATCATTAAATCCACCTTCAACCACAGTGAGAACATCAGCAAATGCAGTAGTTGGTGCCAAACAGGTATCACTAACCAATTGTGGTAATACCAAAACAGTATTGGCCGCAGGTGATTATTTCAAATTCAACAATCATTCAAAGGTCTATATGTGTGTGGCTCCTTGCACTTCAAATAGTGGTGGCACAGCCACACTATTCTTTACCTGTCCTTTAGTTGCCGCAGTTCCTTCATCAACTAACCTCACAATCACAGCCGTGCCATTTACTGCTATTCTAGCAGAAGATGTTCAGGAGTTTGACACAGGCATAGGTGGCATTACTTCAATGAGTATAGCAATGAGGGAAGTTTGGTAAATGAAATCATTCTCATCTACTGCTAACCGTGATGAATACTATCGCAGTCATACCATTGCCATAGACTGCGTTGAACTGCATCTGAAAACCAATGCTGGTGCCAACTTGCCAATTTACCTGTGCAGTGGTGGTGCCGACTTAAGTTTTGATAGTCCCACTGCACCTACGGCAGGCACCAATGTCTACACAGCACAGGGCAATTTTATTGGCTTCAGCAGTCTACAAGAAGACTTTGATGTCAAGGTGGGCAAGTTCTCCATTTTCCTTAGTGGCGTTGATAGAACATCAGTGCAGTATCTAATGGAAAATGAAATTGAAGGCAAGCGAGTGGTTATCTACAAAGCCTTTCTAAACTTTGGCACAGGCGGCACTGAGGCACTACAATTAGCGGCAGCACCCATACTGATGTTTGATGGTGTTATCTATAACTTTGCCGTTGTTGAAAGTGAGAAGTCATGTCAAATCAGTATAGACTGCTCCAGTCTATTTTCAGACTTTGAAAGAACAGCAGGACGCAAGACCAACAATTGGTCAAATTGGTTTTACCAAGGAGT